GTGCAACCTCAATTGTTTCTGCTGTAGCTTTTTTAGCCATAATATAATAAAATTAAATAGTTGAAAATTGTGACAATAGCCATAGTATATAAATAGTAAGGGGCTAATGTCATATAAGAGTAATAATTACCCCCGTCAGTTCAACGAGGGTAAGAATTACATTTGTTTAGTTTAACTATGCAGCGTTAAATAACACGAAGTTATTAGCAGCTTGTACACATAAACATCTTTCAGTTAAGAAATGTACTTGCATTGCATCTAATGAAGAAGTATAAGCTCCACCTGCAGAACCAGTAATCCAAGACTTCATTCTACGATCGTCAGCTTGTGAAGCTCTGTATCGAACGTGTAAGAATGGTCGACGAATATTAGTTCCTAAGATCTGATCGTAAACTGTAGAAGTTCCAGCTGGTACTAATATACCATCAATACTAGCAACTGCAACACCACCACGAGTAGAAGCATCGTTAAGATATTTCCAGTCAGTCTTATAGAAATCGTAAGATCCTCTACGGAATCCACTAAACCCTAAGTTCAAAGCCATTTCTTCTGAGTTTTCAAACAAACCAAAAGCAGTTCCTCCGTTGGTTCCATTAGAAATACTAGCTAACATATCATCAAAATCTAAAGAAGTAGCTCTATTTAAGAAGAGCATATTTTCTTCAATTGCTCCTTGAGTATCTAAGTTTTTAAGAATTTCATCAAAAGAAGCTAAACGATTTGCATCAGTTTCACCAGTAGCACTAAATCCAGTAACAACATTACCACGGTCTTTTACAGCTGCAAATAAACCTTCAGTACCTTTGTAACCAGCGGTAGCAAGTGTTCCACCAGCTTTAGCTAATTCACCTTCAACTACAGACATTTCTAAGTAATCTTCAAAACGTAGACGAGTTTCAGATTCAGCTTTTAAATACCATAAGTATCCAGATGTTCCGTCTTCGGTAGCAACTTCAACCCATCCAATCTGTGCCATATCAGATCCATTGATCTCATATTTAGACTTGATAATTATTGGAGAATTGCTAAACTGTGTAAAAGATGGTTCAACAGAAATTAAACTATCGTCAGTTGTTCCTTTTTTAAACTCAGAACCGTATACGAAAATTTTCAAAGTTGTTGAGCCTGATAAATCAACTTCACCAGCACCACCACCTGCAAGAGTATTTTGAGTGTAAGGAGTTACTTGTAAAACACCAGCTGCTAAAGCAGATCCTGGAGTAGCGCCAGAGGCATCTACAAAACATTTTAATTCAACGCCAGTCGCTGGGTCAGCTACTACAATTGTTTGTCCTGGAGACACAACATTTTGAACGAAAGCAGTTCCAGCTCCACCAACAGTGATAGTAAGTTCTGTTCCAGCTACGTTAGAAGCTACACCATCATATGCGATGTGTAATCTGTTTTGCTCTGACCATACAACTTGATCAGAAGTCATTGGCATTTCAGCTCCTACCATACGTAAGAATCCGGATAACGTACGGTTTCCGTAACGCTCTACTTCTTGCTCATAAATCTCAGGTAGATACTGTTGTGCAAAGTCATTTCCTCCACCATCTGTGAAGTTTAAGTAATTTGATTCAAGCGTCTGTTGTTTTTGAGACGGCTTGATTGATCCTAAAAAAGGATCTGGGCTATAAGTTATTGCCATTTTTTTTAATTTTTTTAGTTAAATTTTCTTGTTTTTACTCTTAGTTTTGTAGAGTCAGCACCTGAAATCGCTTTAACTTTAAACCCGTTAACAAACACATCACCTTGAGTGGACCTAGCTTTGGTGTCACTTAAGTTTTTTGATTTGTTCACAACGTCTTTTACAGCGTCAGCTTTTCCTTGCTCGTAAAAATGAGCGGCAATTTTATCTACATTGTCAGCGGCATACACAGCCTTGTGATAACCTTTCGTGTCACTAACATTACCATCAGAGTCTAGGAACTTCCCGACAAGGTTGTTAATATTTGATTGGTTTTCTGCAACTCTATCTCTGTTTTGAATATTGTACTTATAATTCTTATCACCGACTTTGATATCGAAACCTTCGAAACCATCGCTAAAAAGTTGTTTAGTACTTTCTTTAAATTTAGAATGTTGTTGCTCAGCTAATTCCTGCTGCTTATTATATCGGTTGAAAAAGTCCATTGCTTTTTGTTGATCCTGAGTAACGCCCGGTCTCAACTTGATCTCGTCGTAATATTTACTCTTAGTCTCTTCTAAAAAGCCTTTGGCTTTTGCAACTTCTTCTTTAAACGCAAGCTTTTTCTTACGTATATCCTTGTCCTCGTCTAGATCTTCATCATAATCAAAGTCTTCTAATAATAACTCAAGATCTGAACTATCTAAATAAGGTTTATTTTTTTTGTAATATTCTTTTAACAATGTTTTATCATCTACATTAGAGTAGTCCGCGTTTAAACGAGCATAATCCTCTATAGTTCCACCTGTTTCCTCCATAAATGAAACTAATTTTTCGATGTTTTCTGGTAATTGTCTACCTAAAACTTTTTCATCTCTCAAAGCCTCTTTTACCTCAGCTTCTACTTTAGTTACTTCAACTTCTTTGATTGGTGTAAACTCTTTAGCATCTTTGACGGGCTCTTGTACTTGTTCTCCCACCTTAGCGCTATCTCCGGATGGTTCTTCCACAAGAACTTTCTTTGTTTCTCCGATTTGAATGGCATCTTCTACTTTTGTTTCTTCTTTAGGTATTACCACCTTGGTAACTTCCTCTTCAACTTTTTTCACTGGTTCTTTTAATTCAACCTTAGTGATTTCATTTTTCTTACCTAAATTTTTAGGTTTTGGTTTTGACTTTATTTTAAAGTCACCCTCTTGTTTTACTTCTGACATAATATAATATAATTAAATAGTTGTTACTTTCTACATGAAAGCTTGCATACCCATATCGGGTTCGTTTTCAAAGTCTTTAGGTAAGCTATCGTTTTGACGTTGGCTTATCATTTCACTTTGTTGCGTAGCTTCCATTTTGCTACGTTTATCTTTTCTATCTTCTATAGCTGCTTCTTTTTGCTGTATAGCTTGAACTTCGATTTGCTTAAGCTGCATATCATATTCAAACTTTTGCTGCATTTTAATTTTTTCTAAATCAGCTGCTATTTGCATTTTGTTTATTTCCATTTGAGTTCTAGCTTGTTCGTATTGAACCTTAGAACCTGATATAGCTTCTTGTTTTTGAACTTCAGCCATAGCTGTTTTTTCAGCAGTACTAGCTTGAGCATCTGCTTGAGCTTGTATATTAGCTTGTTGATTAGCTTGATCTTGAATAGCTTTTTGCTTGCGCTTAACCTTAAGCATTTGATTAGCTAGCTTAAGATTTTTAATTTGTCTTAAATCAATAGCATCTTCTAAATCAATACCGCCTTGACCTAATGCAACTTGAATATTTTGCTCTAACTTAGCTTGTTCTTCATCGTCTGGCTCTAACTCTAAGAATATACCAAAGTCATATAAGTTTAAATCAATAACCTGTTGAAGTGTCTCAACATTAAAAGTTGATATAGAGTTTTTAAGCGATTCAGCTGTTAATGGAAAATGTAAAGCGTCTGCTATTTTAAGAGACACGTTTTCTGCTAGCTTTAATGTTAGATATAAACTAGCTTGTTTAATATGTCTAGTTGCAACATTAGACGCGTTAGCTGCCATCTTTTGAAGACCTACTAACGAGTTTTTATCTTGTGAGCTTCCATCTCTAGCTTCGTTTAATCCGGTCACATCACGTATCATTTGTAAATAATATTGATATGTTTGAATAAGTGCTTGTATTTTACCTAAACCGCTTGAGCTATTAAGTTCTTGAATAGGTACTTTGCCTGGGTTCATATCACCGTCTTGCGTCATTGATCTACCTACGATAGAACCTGTTTGGAAATACATATTCAAAGCCTCTGCAGGATTATAATTAGTACCATTTCCAAGATCAACCTCAGCTAAACCGTCCATATCTAAGTAGACACCATCTGGTACCATTCTAGACATTACCTGTTGCAATTTAAGATGTGTTAGCTGAATCATATCTGCAAACCCAATACATTTACTTACAACAGACTCTATGCGTCCCTTATACATTCTAGGAGCACATATCGTGTAATTCATTTCAACTTTAGTTGTGTCTGCCATTGGTCTAGACATGTTCTCTGCTAAACTCCAGTCTAATATAGTGTTAGTTCCTAAAACTTTAGCGCCAGTATATAAAACCTCTATTGATCTAGATACTCTTTCAAAGTTATCATTTTCAGGTGGATCAAATGTATCTGGCTTTTCTAAAGCTTTTAACAAACCTGAATCAGTTTGTTTTATTTTAAACACTTGATTATGGTAAGTCTTGTACTCAAAATACATAACCTGTACGGTGTTTTCATCGTAATTACCCCAACCTGTTATATATTGTCTATTTCCAGGTGTTTCTTGTATTCTCTTTAATTCCTCTTCTGATATACCAGGAAACTCTTTTTTAAGTTCTGGTATTGTTATAGATTTTACTTCACCTACATAGTATATATCCTCAAAGTTTGGATCTTCTGTATATGAGTAAACCATATAAGCAGGATCAACGTAATCAACAGTAATTCCTTCAGCTGTATTAAAATTAGTTTTACCAGCAGCAATACCAATAGTTGTAAGATCCATATTTAATCTACGTCTTACAAGATCATATTTATTTTGAGCAAACACAGTTGATATAGCTTCTTCTTCCGCTATTTCAATTGACTGTTTGTAACTAAGCTGCATATGTAGTTCTAGCTCTTCTTTAGATTCTGGAACTACAACACCACTTGGTGATTGATATAAGTCAATACCTAAAGTTTGCTTCAAACCATCTAAATACTCTTTAGCAACCATGTCCTCTTGAAGCTTGCTTGCATATTCAGTTCTTCTTTTAACTGAGCTAGGATCTTGAGAGTAAGCTTTTATGTCGTAAGACTTTTGTGATATACCGTTAACTACTATGTCTACGAACTTAGATAAAATAGGTACTGGTTTCCAGTCTAAAT